GCGCGCCAAGTGGGACAGGTTCCAACAACCAGTCGCCTTAGGCTTAGACGCAGAAAAATTTGATGCTCATGTCAGTGTTCAAGCTTTGGAGTACGAACATAGTTTTTATCATAAGTTGTATCCTGGTGCACAGATGTTGAAAACGCTGACCAATCTCCAATTGCACAATGTTGGCAAAGCTTATGCTGCCGACGGTAGCGTGAAATTCCGCATTGATGGTACACGTAGTTCGGGGGACTTAAATACAAGCCTCGGGAATTGCCTCATCATGTGCGGAGCGGTATACGCTTATGCAAAACAAAAAGGAGTAACTATTGAGCTAGCTAATAACGGAGATGATTGCGTTGTGATTATGGAAGCAGTTGACCTTAAGAGGTTCACACGCGGTATTGATGCTTTCTTTAAAGACAGAGGGTTCAGCATGGTTGCTGAGACGCCCGTTTATGAATTTGAGGAGGTTGAGTTTTGTCAGACACACCCATGTTTTGTTGGTGGTCGTTGGATGATGCTCAGAAATCACAATGCCGTGTTGAAAAAGGACCCGATATGCTTGTTGAGCATCCCAAATAAAGTCGTTTACAAAAAATGGCTCCATGCCGTGGGCGTGGGAGGGGCAATCCTCAACAAAGGTGTGCCTGTGCAACAGGCTTTCTACCAGTGTTATTTGAGACACGGGATGAAATGTAGTGAAGGCATGATGGAGCATGTATATAGAGGTTCGTCACACTACACACGCATTCAGGCATTGCAGACAAACACAACACCACAAGCGGTCACAGCAGACGCGAGAGTGTCTTACTACTATGCTTTTGGTATCACACCAGATGAGCAAGTACAGATTGAAGGCATGTATAACAACATGCGGATAGAGGATTATAACTCTACGCCAATCGATCGAGATGCGCTGGACAATGTACCAGGGTTAAAATTGTTGGAAAATGAAATATCATGGTAAATATTGCGGACCGAATTGGTCCGCAGGCCGCGTTCAACCTAGCGTGGTTTCCGATGTTG